GCCGCTTGAACTCTGTTCCAGGCAGTATTCCAGATAGGTGCAAAGCCGTGTAGGTGAACAGTGCCAAGAAGCACATACTGCAGATCAATAAGACCGTCAAGAGCATTTTCCAGATTGACATGTTCAGAATCCCCACTGAAAACCCATTTTATTGTTTGTGTGATGCCGTCATATTCAAGACGAAGACCGATGGATGCGCAATACTCATTCAGCTCTTCTTGCAAAAAGTTGGCACGTACTTCGTCCAGGTCAGCTGGCAGGAAATTAGGCTTCTCAGCTACTTCCTTGTCCAGGCCGAAATGTTCATGGAAGTTAATCACATCTTGAAGATGTGTTCTGGTTTCAATGAAGCTTGGAACATCAAAAACTTGAACATTACCTGGCTGTATATCTTCTAACAAATTTTTACCTGAAATGCGGCCAGTTTCAGTTCCATGAATTTCTAAATCATCACCTGTTGACAGGTATGTACTGTTGTTACGCATTTGCTTCCTCCCGAATAAAGGTTTCAATAAACTCCATCCACACATCTGAACTACTGTGTTTGTTGTCGTCTAACTCATATGGAGCTAGAAATTTAGGAGTGTAGGTGAATTCATCAGATTGCTTACCTACGACCCATAAGGCGTTACGCGCATTCGCAGGGAATAAGGGCGCGAATATAGTGGCAAGGTAATTCGTGTCATAGTACTCCCGCAATTTATCGAACATCTCTCTTTGCGTAGGATTCAAGAGATGCTGGTAGTCTTTGATAGAAGCAAACGTTCCATACGTTTTATGGACCGCCAAACCTGCGGATTCGATGAGGGAACCAAAGGCGGCATACGACATTTCATTGACGTGATTTGCAGCTGCGCCTGTTTCGAAATCGTAACACGGAGTACTGAGATAGGCTCGTCCCCCGTCCTCGAGCAAGCGGTTGATAGTTTTGAGCATTCTGAAGGTGTGGTCTGGTTCGACATGTTCCATTACCTCAAAGCAAGTGATAACACGGAAGGTGGATGCGCCGAAATCATATTCACAGACATCTGACCGTTCGATAAGCTCTATGTCAAACTTGCCTGTATGGAACATGGCCGGCACTTCAAGAGAGTTAACGTCAATACCGGTATAGGACCCAGTTTCTGGGATAAGCCGGGACGAGTACATCAGCTTGGCTAAAGGGACTTCCTTGCCACAGCCAATATCAAGTATGTCAGCAGTTTTATACAGCTGGCCACGACTAAGCTCACGACATACATGAGACCAACGCAAGCAATGAGCAATATAATCACGATGCAGAAAGCCGCGTGCTTCAGCTTGGTCAATGGAGAGATGGGTATTATCAATTGCTTTGCCTCGTTTATTTGCCACTTGGATTCCTTTGGAAATGGGCCCAATTGTTGCAGATAAGATTCACAACGTAGGGGATGGTTTTAAGGTAGGAAGGACAGAACCAGATATATTTATGTTTTGGCATTTTATCTTGCATAAATGTCCTTTCTAGAATTCAAACCCGCCCATGCACAGGGGGAGCACTGCCAAGTTGACGCTTGGCGGGGCGGGGGAGTCAGGGGAAACTCCTATATGGGGGACCGAAGTCCACCCATATTTCGCTGGAATCTCACCAGCTCATCAGGGAGCTTAAGCAGGTTCTGCTTGCTTTTCTTCGGCCTTAGCGTCAGCAGCCACTTCAACTTCTTCCTTGGAAACAGTGACGATGTCATGTTCCTTCAGGAGAGGAGTGTAGTAGGTGATAACACGAGCTTCAGGTTGACGAGTTTGGAACTTCTCGTCATTCTTGCAAGCCGTAGCCAGATCTTCCAGGGAGATACCCTTGTTGCCAGCAGCCTTGATATGGCCGATGATAATCGCGAGTTGAGGGGCGATTTTGACGCCTTCAGGTGGTTCCTTGCGGAACAGGTAGGAAGTAACCTTGCGGGTCTTTGGCTTAGCTGCCTTCTTTTCCTTGGCAGGCTTCACTGCTGATGCTGCTGCATTTTCGGTGGTTTCGGTCTTTACCTTAGCCATGATATTCTCCATTCTTTAACGTTGATAAAAAGGTACTACTTAATTGGTACGAGTGACCATTATATCATAGAATGAGTCTATGTGCACACTCTATGATACTTTTTCGCACTATGTCGTTTCGTACTCTAACTCATCCCATTCTCTGATAACAAACTTCAAGGTATCTGTTTCACGAGTAGGGGGATTACCTACTTCTAAGATGACTAGCAAGCCGTCATCATTAGTTTCTATCCGATGCCCGCGTGCGAATACTTGTGGAGGACGGGTAGGTCGATGCAAAGTAAATGGAGGATACCTCTCCAATACTTTGGCAAACTCTTCTGGTGGAAGAGGCTGACCTACTTCTGAACCGGTTGACATAGCTTTCTCCTTCTGGGTTGGTGGAACAAGCGTGATAACATTGTCTGACATGATTTCTCCTTATTGTCCAAATAAATCTTCAAGCTCATTACGTATACGGCGAAGTTCTTCAATCGCTTTCTTAGCCGAAGCTATTTCTAGATCGACTGTTTCAGGGCCTAAATGATTATTATAGCCGTTCGTATAATCTTTTAACTTATACGTTTGTTCACGTATTTCAGCACTTATTGCATCAATAATGCTCTGCCTATTTGAAACTGGTCTATCAGTCATGATTTCTCCTTAATGTAATATTCCACTAGTTACTAATGGGTCAAATATAAATACGACTGTAAGCCCTTGAGCGTATGCATGGTCAATGCGTTCGCCCATCTCTGCCTCCGTAATAATCCGAGCCGTCTGTGACAAGAGGGCTATAAGGACGAAGTGGTTTCCAGTTACTAACCAGACTTCAGGAGGCGTGCTGCCCAGCACTACTTTCGACGGCTTCCCTACTTCCATTGTTCTTTCCCCGTACTAAGTTATTATCTTGAAAATATTGCAACACTCTTGAAACACGCTCTGCCTCCTGCCGTTGTTGAAATTCGAAAATGGCTTGTTCTCTTTGTTGTGGGCTCATAATCCTATCCAAATAAGAAAGGTAAAAATCCAGTACATGGCGAATGAAACTACAGTGGGTAGTAGTATTACAATAGCCAATACTTTATAATCACTCTTATTGAAGCGTGTGCTCACTTTCCCTCCAGTGCGCGGGAGAGTTCGCCAACCTCGTAGCACCATTGGCATTGATGAACATTCCCCATGTTGTCGTAGTAGGCCCCAGCTTTATCTTCACAGCATGGGCATTGTGCAGCCTTCAACAGCCCAAGTGCGTTATTAAGCTCATCCCGCGTCATCGTCACCAAGCTCTCGTCGTTACTCTCCGCAGCGCGAGAATCGGTGGGGCGCTTGTGGGCAAGTATCTTTGCGTGAAGTGTCTTCCATTCCTCGCAGCCAAAATCCTCTACTTTCTTAGCTGCCAATTCCACCCCTTGATTAAAGCTGGCGTCAGCGGTGAGGGGAGAGGCACCTAGCAACTCAATTACTTCATTACGACCAAAGGTAAAGCTGCGAGTGTGCTTAGCTAAAAATAGCTCTTTCTTGAGTATGGTTATCCACTCCAACTCTACCACCGGCTCACCCTGCTGCTGTACTGGCGTAGTTAATTCATTATGATACCAGAGAAATGCGCAGTAGGCTGCAACGTCCCGCGGGTCTCCCTTGTGGATATGTTCCATCAACTTCTGGCGGCATTCATCCATCCAGTCATCATTTAGCCAGCCTGCAGAGTAGCCATATTTCAGTTCGGCCTTGTACAGCTTATTCGCCAGCGCTTGAGCAAAGAGCACCACGAGTTTCTTAGTGTGGTTGTTCAGCCCCCTTGGCATTTCTAGAGCTATTGGCATGCCACACTCCATATCCTGCTGCTGTGTTTGGCGCAGTTCTGCCAATTCGGTTTCCGCTGTTTTCAGTCTCTTCTCAGCAAGATAAACTCGTTCCATAGCTCCACGGTAAGCGTCATGAGAAATATAACCTTCTGGAGTGGGCTGCTGTGGGGCGGCTGCTAACATGGCTTTGTAAATCGAGTCATAGGGTCGCCAGCCAGCGTGATTGCGTTCGTTCGCTTCTGCTGCTTTCAACATTTCCTCTGTCGGCTCTACTGGCACTACCTGATTAGTATTTGACATGTTAACTCCTATAGAGTATCAATGACTGGAGCATAATGCAGGATGATAGCAATGGCGAAAACGCAGCTTGCTACGAAGATTACGAATGTTCTAATCATCGTGCATACCTCAAGAAGCTATATTGTATCAGCTTGCCGCGGTAGTATTGGAAGATGCGCCAGCTCGATTGCCGAGTATCCAGCTGATCTTTCTCGCGTTCAATCAGTTCCATGAGCTCGACTTCTTCGAAGATGACCGCCTTACCTGGATTATCTGCCAAGATGCGTTTGGACTCATTATCCACAATATCGATAATGGCTCTGGCTTGTGGAGGAAGGCCATAATAGATAGCCATTTGACGTTCATCCGTATCGTCAAAGAAGAACTTGTAAGCAAGTTTACGACGGTTACGTTTCTTGACTGGTTGCAGGCTGGGATTGGCGTCCTGTTCCTGAAACCGCTGGACCGTATTATATGGATCGTGTGATACGTTCCACAGGTGGTCCCATAACTCTTCCATTGTATCTAGACCGAAGTCTTTCATTACACTGGAGTAATACTGTTTTGGACACCGTTGCAGATCTTCTGCATTAACATATATCATGTTGTGGTGCTCAGGCAACAAGATAGTTTTAGCTTTTAGGAGATTCTCGTACTTGGACCACTTACCCCCGACACAGGTTAATACGTGCCGTATTACGACGTCTTTGTGTTCTTGTTTCTCGAGTGCTACGCTGCGATTGATTCTATCCTTATACAGCTTTGGAGCATACTTGCCCATGATATTACCCCCGAAGTTATTACGACATGAATATTATATTACATAAATACGTCCGAGTGTTAATTATTTAACCTGACGCTTTGTTCCATATAATCTTGATGAGTTGAGCACCATTCCTAGCGAACTCTTCCTTAGCAAAGAAGATATACGTATCCGCTTGTGCGTTAGTCAAGACACACGCCTCCTGCGGATCAGGCGTCGAGAGACCCGTCTCCGGGTCCTCAAGATATTGTACAGTGGTGGGTGTCCGTACAAGGATTTTAACTTGTTGGGAGTTCTTAACCATTATCTTCTTCCTCGGTTTCATCATCCATAATGACGTGTTCAGGACCAAGGTAATCTGCCCAAGCTATCGCTGGATAACCTTCAATGCCTATCATGGATAGATAAAACTTAAACTTGCTCAGTGACATACGTGGCTCGTTCTTAAACATCTTGGTAAGCTCGTTGAACTTCTTGTCACTCAGATAGAACCTGATGTCCTTAATGGCGGCATTGAGCTTGGCTTGTCCTTCGAGTGAACTGTAATCTCTGGTTGTATGCATCATTTATTCTCCATATTTAACAAATAAACCGTTTTTAATACGCCCATACTTAACTACTAAATGCGGATTGAGTACATGACTGTTGTATTCAGTTCTAGCTGCATATTCGGCCCAAACCTGATTCGTATATGGACCAGCTATTACCCTGTTTGAATCTATCTCTACAATGAACCATGTGTACATCAGTTATTCTCCTGTTGGTTAACCTTCATCAAATACTTCAATACGTGCAAAACCGTCTTCCATACAAATATGGAATAGATCGTCACAATCTTCTAGTTCGCATAGAGCACAGTCCTCAGGACCTAAAATATCTATTGGGTGAAAGCGTGTATTCTGTTCCAAGTATTCAATGATAGTCATGTTACCCCTTTCGCATGTGATGTGCTTCCTGCCAATGAACAGGCCAGAACCCTCTGTTACAAGAGGGCTCCAGTCTGGTCATTAAGCCTTAACCAGCAAGCCTTGGTCGATGAGTTGCTTCTGATAGTACATCAGAACTTTGGCTGGGTCTTGCTTGGTCACGAAGCGTGTATCCAGGCTGCATGCTTCTGCCCATTGATCGATGGTCATCCCATCTTCGAGCACGTCCAATGCGACGCGTACTTGATTGGCTGCTTTGTCTTCTGGTTTCAAGACAACCTCGCCTTTCTTGTAGGTTGCTTTGGCGCGACCAACTTTCTTCACGACAATCTTACTGGACAGTGCTTCTGCTTGCTCATCCGTTATTTCGATGCCAGCGGATGCCAAGAGAGTCTTGATGTTCAGTACATTCTTGACCAGCTTCTCAGTGATTACTGGTTCAGCTGCTTGAGCTGCTTGTGCCTTGTTCTTAGCCATTATTAATTCTCCTTTCTGTTGCGTACAATATTGTACGTGAGTCTATTATATCATGGATAGAGGGCAACGCGCATAATCCAAGCAAATAATTGATTAATTGTTTTTATCAATATGCATCTGTTGATTAATGAATACGCATGAGTATGTATTATTGACAAGTGATTAATATTTAATCAGATGTAAACAAGGATAGTTGACAACTGACTCATGATGTGGGGTGTTGACATGTGATTACTTTTTAATCATGATCTGGCGAGTGATAACGGATTTCTGATATTGCTATTGGATTGAAGGACGGAGTGACGGTTCCCACTACATCTGTATTTGCGAGTAAGTTTGCCGATCCTCTGTCCTCTATCCCGGCTCCTCACACCAGCTGCCGCATCCTTACATCGCATGCGGCCTCTAATCAAAGCTAGGGGCCCTACGTTAAATGCACGAGGATGAGGGCCCGGGGGGCCCGAATCACGATTCGAGTGCAAGGGAGCGATCGTACTGGTCCTATTACTTTTTGAAAGCGATTCGGGGAATAAGACTCGGATATTCACGGGTGTCGATTTTAAAATATGGACCCAACAACAACAGTTACAAGAGGGTGTAAAAACCCACCTATAACGATTTATCGAATAATTACGATATCTTGCTTAAATTTGTCCCGAAGTTATTGACGGTATTAGCCTATTATTGGGCTGTGTACTTAGGGTATATATAATAAAATCAAACACTTATGTAAATGGCTATTGACGGTATTATATAAGGAATTATAAAATAAAATAAAAAAAATTATTTTTTGATAAAAAGTCTAATACCGTCAATAATATAATCCTATGTTATTGAATATAAATATAAACGTTTATTTATTCATCCCAATAATATCCAATACCGTCAATAACTCTACCTTTTTATATAAACGGATGAGCAAATTATAATTATTCCGTATACACCCTCTTGTAACCTATATATAATGGCCTTTATCCTCTTTGTTAATTATCAGGGAACCAAGAATGTCTGCAAGATTACCTCGAAAGAAAGAACAAGGCGAACGCTACGATCCCTCTGGAGTTGTCATCACGTATAGAGGCCAAACACGCAGCCTCCGTGAATGGAGTCTCTCTCGTCAATGTAAAGTTTCTCAAAAAACCTTGCGTACACGTATCACTAAAGGTTGGCCACTAAATCTGGCTTTTACAACCCCTGAAGGTGTTCTTCTTGAAGATGCTCGTAAAAAGCAGTCCAAGGAGCATAAAGAATACCGCAAGAATCTTTACGAAAAGCATATGGCCCAACATGCCGAAAATAGTCACAGGCCAGAATAGCGCTGCATTAAATGCTGACATCCTTGCTCTCTTTGAGGAGGAAGGACTTGACCCTATCCGGGAAATGATTAAGATGGCTTTAAACGGACATCCATACGCAGACCCGGAAACACATGAAGTTAAGTATCTGCCGCTTGACCCAGATCAGCGATTTAAAGTCCTGAAGGAGCTTGCTGAATATGTTGCGCCGAAACTCAAAGCTGTCGCTGTTGACCAAGCTAAGAAATCGAAGACGGTTATTAAAATTGTACGGCATGGGGAAAAAGCAGTCATTGCTAACGGTCAACATGTGCATGAAATTGAAGGGCCCCCACGCGACTACACGCAGGCTACAGTAGATGGAATCCCGATCAAAGAGAAGGTTAAAGAAGCTCAAATATCAAACCCGCACATTAAAGCTGCTGCTCAAGTTGAAGCATATGGTGGATTCGCAAAAGTCCGTACCTTCGCTAAAGATGAAGTAATTGATGTTACGCCGGAGAAAGAATAATGGGTGAGATTACTGTTCCAGTAGATTGGGAGCCGCGTCATTATCAGCTGCCCACTTGGAACTTCTTGGAGCGTGGGGGTAAACGTGCAGTCGCTATATGGCACAGGCGTGCAGGCAAGGATGCAACTAGTCTCAACTTTACAGTTGTCCAAGCGGTCCAACAACCAGGTCTCTACTGGCATCTTCTACCAACATACAACCAAGGCCGGAAAATCGTATGGGATGGTCGTACTAAAGAGGGTCGGCCGTTCCTGGACGCTTGGCCCAAGGAACTCATCTCGTCTATCAATTCGACGGAGATGAAGATTGAGCTTACTAACGGATCTATTTGGCAGGTAGTGGGGACGGATAATGTTGATAGACTCGTTGGAGCAAACCCAAGAGGATGTGTCTTTTCAGAATACTCGCTACAAGATCCCAGAGCGTGGGATTTCATCCGACCGATCCTGGCTGAGAATGGTGGTTGGGCGATCTTTATATATACACCACGTGGTCGCAATCACGGCTACGAACTATATAATATGGCGAAGAGTAATCCTGCCTGGCATTGCGAGCTACTCTCAGTCGAAGATACTGGGGTTCTCTCGCCGGAAATAATTGAAGAAGAACGCAAGGCAGGGATGCCTGAAGAAATGATTCAGCAAGAATTTTACTGCTCATTTGATGCTGGCCTTGTGGGCGCGTACTACTCTCAACAGATGAGTTATCTGCTTGCTGAGAAACGATTTGTAAAGGTTCCATATGACCCAATGCTTGAAGTACATACCGCTTGGGATATTGGTGTTGCGGATTCTGTAGCTATCGGATTTGTTCAAGTTTACAATGATGAAATCCGCATGATAGATTATTATGAAAATAGCGGTGAAGGTATGCTTCACTATATTAAGGTATTAAGAGATAAGCCGTATCTGTATGGAAAACATTTCGGACCGCACGACATCATGGTACGTGAATTTACTTCTGGCAAGAGTCGCTACGAAGTCGCTCAGTCCCTCGGACTTAAGTTTACTGTTGTGCCAAAAATCAGTGTTGAAGATGGCATCGAGGCAGTAAGAAATCTATTACCGCGTACTTGGTGGGATGAAGCCAAGACGGGTCGTTGGTATGAAGCTCTCAGGCAATACAAGAAAGAATGGGATGATAAGCGCCGTTGCTTTGGCGATAAGCCAGTTCATGACTGGACATCGCATCCGGCCGATATGACTCGTATGCTGGCTCTAGGCCTAAATACGAAGAAAAAGAAACAATCATTTCTGGCCCGTACAACTGGCCTTGAATATAACCCTCTTGGAGGCTGAATCATGAGCTTTTTATCTAGTATGTTTGGCGGAGGCAAATCAGCAAGCGTCTCGCAAGTAGTACCCCAGAATCGAGTAGCCACGGTTACTCCAGACAAGGACGCGGCGGCAAAGTCTGCAAATGAAGAACTTAAGAAACGCCAACAAAGAGCTGCTAGCAACGGAGGCCGTTCAACCGTTCTTACGACCAACGATTCTTTAGAAGGTACTCCTGTCGGTCGGAAATCCTTACTTGGAAGGAGTAGCTAATCATGTTCTCATCTGGTAAAAGTGCTGCAAAGCGTGAAGCTAAGAAGGCTGAAACCGCTGCTTACATGCAATATCTTAAAAGTGTTCAAGATACTGGTGAGCTTAAAGAAATTGAATCCATGGATGTAGATGGAGTGGCTACGAAGCCGGCTAAGTATAATGAAGCGGTTAAGGCGTACAATACTCGAGTTCAACAGCTTGGAAGACAGATGAAAGGTGAAAGCCTTAAAGATGTTATCCAAACAAAGCAATCAGGTATCAGAAGCTCTGTCATTCAAAAGCTTCAAGCTGAAGATGCTCGTAATACTATGGCTTTCGGTGGCCAGCGTAATTCTGCAATTAATAATAACCTTGGTGCTTTGGCCCAAGATAATTCTCCGGAAGCCCGTGCCGACCGTATTCTTAGAGGTATGGGTAGTAATACTGGAAGTATTGCTTCCATGGCAGCTTACTCAAAAGAGACTATGGATTACCGAATGGTCGAGCAGAACTACGGACAGATTAATGGTTCATATCGTCAGCTGGGAGCTACCAAAACAGCTTACGACGAAATTGGTAATCTGGCTAAAGCCGTAAATGATGCTCGTAAAGCCGAAAAGATAGACAAGTATTACGGCAACCAAGGGATTATCGGTTCAGGGGATAACATGCAAGTAGACCCTCTCGTTAAGGCGAAAAAGAATGCTGGTAAAAGAGGCTTCGGTACAACCGTAATTGCAGGAGCTGCTCCGTCCAATCGGAGAAGCCTCTTAGGAGGAGTATAACATGGCTGAAGATAAAATCGCACTTGAGATTATCCAGCGGGACGATGCTTGCCGGTCAGCTCGTTCCAACTGGAATAATATGTGGCAAAGCGTCTCAGAATTAGTTCTGCCACGTCGAGCTTCCTTCAGTCAGAACATCGTAGCCGGCGATACTATCGATAGCAAGATATTCGATACTACAGCTGTATGGGCTAATGAACAATTAGCTGCTGGCTTACATGGTTTCATTACTCCAGCCACTTCTCGATGGATGAAACTTCGAGTTGATGATGACGACTTGATGGAAGATGATGAAGTTCGGTACTGGCTTGAATCGGTAGCTGATACTATTTACCGAATGATTTATCAGCCGCAAACCAATTTTGTTCCTCAATCCCATGAGATGTATCTAGATATTGGCTGTCTTGGTACGTCAATCATGTACATTGAAGAACGGATGAATCGACGTTTTCCTATCCGGTTCCATACTTTCCACTTGTCGGAATGCTGTCTAGTAGAAAATGCTGACGGCATTGTTGATACTCTATATAGACGCTTCCGCTGGTCTGTGCGTAAGATCATGGAGAAGTTTCCTGATACTGCTGGAGAAAAGATTCAAAAGCTTTTCGAGAAGAATCCAGAAACAGAAATGGAACTCATTCATACGGTTCGTCCTACTAAGGATAAGCTTGACCGCGGACTAGGTTTCGAATTCGAATCTATCTATGTTCTGGTAGAAGAAAAGCGGCAACTTCGCAAGGGTCGATTTTATGAGTTTCCGTTCTCCACACCTCGTTGGTCTAAGGTAACTGGCGAACTGTATGGCCGTAGCCCTGCAATGACGGCTCTGCATGATATTCGTATGATTAACGAGATGAGCAAGACTGTTCTCAAGTCTGCCCAAAAGATAGTTGACCCTCCTTTAATGATGCCAGATGAAGGCTTCCTGCTTCCAGTTAAGACTACTCCGGGTGGTATTAACTATTATGAAGCTGGTCGAGAAGACCGTATCGAACCTATCCAGACCGGTGGTGATATTGGCATCGGTATCGAAATGATGGAACAACGCCGTCAACAAATCTTACGGTCATTCTATCTGGATTCGATGCGTCTTCAAAAAGAAGATAAAGAGATGACTCGGTTTGAGGCTGCTAAGCGAGATGAAGAAAACATGCGCGCTATGAGCCCGATGGTTTCTCGTCTTCAAGTTGAAGGCCTAGGTCGGATTATCGACCGGTCAATTGCAATCGCTGGTCGGATGGGACTTCTTCCTCCAGTACCAGCACAGCTCGTCGATAAGGAGTATATTATAGAGTATGAGTCTCCGATTACTCGTGCTCTTAAGATGAGCCAGCTGACGGGCATTACTAGAACGGTTGAAGTACTTACGCCATTCGCTGAAGTTGCTCCAGAAATGTTTGATAAGTTTGACTTCGATAAAATGGCTGAATATACTGCCGAGCAAATGGAAATGCCTGTTCAACTTCTGCGTACTGATAAAGATGTCAAGAAACTTCGGGATGCAAGAGCTGCTAAACAGGCCCAAATGGAGGAATTGGCTGCTGCTGATTCTATGGCAAATACCGCTGCTGCTGGTGGTAAAGCTATGGAATCAATGGCAAAAGTAAAACAAATGTCGTAAGGACCACCTAGAATGAAGAACTTAATACAATTAATGCAGGATAAATATCGGTTAAACGATGCCTATAAACGGGTATTCGATTCTCCAGATGGACAGTTGGTTTTAGCCCACTTGGCACGAACCAATTTTGTCTTCACCCCAACTCTAGTGCGTGGTGACCCACAGGCAACTGCCATGCACGAAGGGCAACGCAGACTTGTTCTCAGTATCATGAGACAGCTGCACATCGATTATCAAAAGCTAGATAACTTAATGCAGGAGACACAAAATGTGGAAATATAACCGGTTAATGGGGCGTATGTATCGTGAAGGTGAAGGTGGAGATGGTGGAGCTGGCGGTGGTGGCGGTAATGTAACTCCTCCAGCAGGTGGTACTCCTTCTTTCCGGGATTCACTTCCAGAAGAATTCAAAGACCATGCTGCTTTGAAAGATTACACTGACCTTGGTGGCTTGGTAAAGTCCCACGTCAATCTGCAAAGCATGCTTGGTAACGCGATTCAACTTCCGAAGGAAGGCGAATCTTGGGACCCCATCTATAATAAGTTGGGTCGTCCTGAAAAACCAGATCAGTACGAGTTTAAGCTTGCTGACCAGTTTAAAGATCGTCAACTTGACCCTAAGCTAACTGACTGGGCCAAGACTACGTTCCATAAGCACGGTTTAACTGCTAAGCAGGCTGAAGGTCTGTTGAATGACTACGTACAACGTGAAGTTGAAACTGGTACTGGTGCTAAGAACCTGGATGAAACTCTCGACGAGTACGAAGGAAAGTGTGAAGAAATTTTCGGTGACAAATGGGAAGAAACTCAACTGGTTGTTGAACGTGCTTCTAAAATGTTTGTCGACCAAGATGATGCAGCTTTCTTTAATGAAACTGGTTTGGGTTCTCATCCAACGTTTGTCAAAATAATGGCTAAGGTTGGTAAACTTCTGCAAGAAGACAAAGCCTTTAGTGAAGGTGCAAACAATGCTGGTTTTACTCCTGATGCTAATACTGCGAAAGCAGAAATCGCGCGTCTAAATACGGATTCTGAATTCATGACTGCTTACATGACCAAAGATCATGCCGGCCATAAGGCAGCTGTTGAACGAATGACGAATCTTTATAAGATTGCAAGCCCAGGCAAAGTAAAGACTTAACTCCCCGTTTACAACCGGACTTATTAGGAATACAATGCTACTTATACATCGGGTAGCTCTAACGAGTCCGGTTGACAGCTTGAAAAGTAAGCAACCGCAAGCAGGTAAAAGCTAGAAGGGTCCGGTTTCCGGGTAGCTCTTTCGACAAATACTCTTTATTTTATTTTTCGGGAGACTATCATGTCACTGACTTGGATGTTCAAGCTGCTTGTGGCTTGCTTTACTGGTGAGCTGTTCAAGTTTTACTCTACCGATATTGATACGGCGCTGGTAAATCAGTTCCATAGCAATATCACTCTGCTGACCCAACAAAAGGGTTCTCGTCTGCGCGGTGCAGTTCGTGTTGAAACTCAAAATGCTGAGTTTGATTTCTACGACCGTATCGGTGCAACTGAAGCGCAAGAAATTACTGGCCGACATCAAGATACGCCGCTGGTTCAAACTCCTCATGACCGTCGTCGTGTCGGTCTGCGTGATTTTGACTGGGCAGATTTGATTGACCGTCAAGATCGTCTGAAAATGTTGGCTGACCCAACTGGTCCATACTCCATGAATGCTGCATTTGCATTCGGCCGTAAGATGGACGACGTTATCATCCAATCAGCTTTTGATACCGCCTACTCTGGTAAGACCGGTCAAACGACTGTGGCTTTCCCAGCCGGCAATCAAATCGCACACAACTATGTAGAATCCGGTTCTGCAGCAGCTTCTGCTCTGACCATCGGCAAACTGCGTCGTGCCAAAACGATCCTGGATGAAGGTGAAGTTGACCCTGATGAGCCACGTTTCATCGCTGTAACGGCACATGAAGTTCAATCTCTGCTGCGTACTACCGAAGTAACCAACTCTGACTATAACACGGTCAAGGCCCTGGTTGAAGGTAAGATTGATACCTTCATGGGATTCAAGTTCATCCGGACTCAACGTCTGCTGACTGATACCAGTGGTTACCGCCGTCTGATTTGCTGGGCTCGTCCGCACCTGCTCTTGGCTGTTGCACAAGAGCTGCAAGTAGACATCGGTCCTCGCCGTGACAAGCGTAATTCTACTCAGGTATACGCCAGCATGGGTATCGGCGCAACCCGTATGGAAGAAGTCGGCGTGGTTGAAATCAAGTCCGACCAATCGGTACTGTAATCGAGTGAGGCCAGAGCAATCTGGCTTCCTCAAAACCTCTTCAAATTTTTAGGAGTTAAATCATGAAGAAATACACTAAGGCGCTGTTCCATGTGCTGATTGGCCAGTTTATGTTTCATGCCACTCATGCATCTGACGAATATGCTCTTCAAACGGGCGTGACCGCAACCCCCTTGGACCCGACCCAGTCGATGGGCCGAGTTCGCATCGGTCACTTTAACTACACGGCTCTGACCTCTGCTGATGGTGATACGCTGAATCTTCTTAAGATGCCTGCAGGTAAAGTTCGAGTTCTGCGAGCATGTGTACAAAATTCAGCTTTCGCTGCTTCCACTGTTCTGGACCTGGGTTATGGTGCATATACCGATCGGGATTCTCGAGTAGCGATAGCTGCTGATCCTGATGCTTTTGTGGTTGATGCTGATGTCAATGCAACCACAGACAAGGACCTCCTTGTTGATGTAGTAGTTGATTCCGCAGGCGGCTGGACGCTTACTGGCACCTTAACCGGTGGCGCTGGTACGGCAGAATCGCTGTCTGGTTGGGTTGAATACGTAGTTGACTAAGGAATTGGGAGGGGGAAACTCCTCCCTTTTTTCACATGGCCGTCTCAACAGTTGAACTTGTAAATAACGCTTGCGCCCTAATCGGAGCAAGTTTTATCATTTCTCTTGACGATGCCACCAAAACGGCTATCACTGCCAAGCAAGTTTGGCCTTCAGTTCGAGATGCTGTTCTCCGCGATTTTACCTGGAATTGTGCTGAAAAGCTTGTGACTCTGGGTCCATTGGCTACGGGACCAGCCTTTGGATATACATATGCTATTCAACTTCCTTCCGATTGTATCCGCATCGTGTCGATTGAAGGTGATCCAAAATTTAAGCGTGTTGGACACACAATTCACATCAACCAAAATGAAATAAATCTAACATATATCTATAGGCTTGAAGATGTTTCCAAGTATGACGCAAGCCTATCTGCAGCCATGGAAGCACGTCTTGCAGCTATATTGGCTTTCCCAATTCTTGAAAGTAAACAACTTCGAGATGATATGTGGGCTTTATATGAAGAGCTGATTCGGAAAGCTAAGGGCGTTGACTCTAGAGAAAAATCAGCTGAAGAATATGATAACGATGTATGGATTGCTTCTCGTTTAAGTAATCCAACAAGAAACAGGTCTAATAGATAATGGCTTCAGTTTCTCCAATTCAAGCTAACTTTAGCGCTGGAGAACTTTCACCGAAATTACTAGGGCGTGTAGACTACCCTAAATATAATAACGGTTGTGAAGTTCTCGACCGTTTTTTACCTCTTCCTCATGGGGGCATAACTAAAACCCCTGGAACTAGGTTCATGAATGAGGTAAAGGATTCCAGTAAGACTACACGTCTTATCCGATTTGTCTTCTCATCTGTTCAAGCATATATTATAGAATTTGGAGATGAGTATATTCGTTTCCATATCTCTGAGGGTATTGTCGAATCCAGTCCTGGAGTAGCTTACGAGTTAGTAAGTCCGTATACTGAAGATGAGCTATGGGATATTCAGTTTACCCAATCAGCAGATGTATTGTTCTTAGTCTGCCCGGGCCATAATCCCAAACTATTGTCTCGAACCTCCTTGACCAGCTGGACCCTCACTGATTATGATAATATTGATGGCCCATATCTTGACATCAATATAACGTCGACAACATTAACTCCGTCTGGTATGACTGGAAGTGTAAACATTACCGCTTCTGCTACTACAGGTATTAATAACGGAACGGGCTTTCAAACAACAGATGTAGGCCGCTGGATTCGTATTAGGCACAGTTCCACGTGGGGTTGGGCTAAAATTACTTCTAGAACAAGTTCTACTGTGGTAGTTGCCACTGTATATTCAGCTTTTGGAGCAACCACAACTTCAGCTAACTGGTTATTAGGAGCTTGGAGTAGTGTCTTAGGTTGGCCTAGAACGATTACATTTTATGAAGATCGTCTTTTCTTTGGGGGTAATGACAACCAGCCGCAAACTATTTGGGGAAGCATGTCTGGAGATTATTACACGCATTCTCCAACTGAAGTGGCTTCTACTGTGGCCGATGATAATGCCGTAGTTTATGGATTGGCTTCTGGTCAAGTAAATGATATTCGGTTCCTTGAGTCTGCTAAAGCATTACTTGCTGGCACAGCATCAGCTGAGTTCTCGCTATCTGGTGGTTCCAATAATGAGGCATTAACTCCTTCAAATGTAAGGGCCTTTGCTGCCACCGTACGTGGTGGAGCTAAAGTTCTTCCAATACGAGTAGATTCAGCCGTCTTATTTGTACAGAAATCCAAACGCAAGCTTAGAGAGTATTCTTATGACTTTGGTACGGATTCTTTCCAAGCAATCGATTTAACTATCTTGTCTGAGCATCTTACTAAGGGGAATATCCGTGAGATGGCTTATCAACAAGAACCTAATTCTGTAATCTGGATTTGTACTGAAGACGGAAAGCTTATTTCACTTACTTACAATAGAGAACAAGAAATCATTTCTTGGGCTCGTCAAACAATTGCAGATGGTGGCTTAGTCAGATCTGTGGCAACGATTCCTTCTCCTACCGAATCTTATGATGAAGTATGGTTAGTTGTGGAACGTACTGTAAATGGAAACACCGTTCAATATATTGAAAAATTTACAGAGGAGTTTTCTCCTAATGATGCTGACGACAAAAATACAGCTTTTTATGTGGATTCTGGTCTTATTTATGATGGTCCTCCAGTGGATACAATTACCGGTTTAGACCACTTAATCGGTAAAGAAGTGACTATTTGGGCAGATGGCTGTGTGCATCCTCGTAGGACAGTAGATGAAAACGGAGAAATCACTCTTCAACGAAATACAGAATATGCTATTGTGGGTTTACCATACACGGCTCGAGTAAGAACTGTTCGGTATGAAGTGGGTGGAAATGAAGGAACTGCCCAGGCTAAAATTAAGCGCGTTCATAGGTTAGGCATCAGATTCCTAAATACATTAGGAGTTAAATTTGGTCCAGCACTAGGTATGTTGGAAGAAATTCCATTTAGAACTACGTCTAATCCTATGGGAACTTCACCTCCTCTATTTACTGGAGATAAGGTAGTAGCCTTTAATGGAGATTATGACCGTAACGGGCAAATTGAAATTATTAGTGATACTCCTACACCTGTTACAATATTGGCTCTTATGCCAGAAATGGTAGTACACGGATGAGATTAGTTCCATATGAAGTAAAGCATCTTGATGAAATCATGGTTGTCGAAATGGACAACTTGAAGGAAATAGCCAACATTAGTCCTAAGGAACTGATGATTATGACTGCAGATAAATCGCTCTGCATGACGGCTGTTGATGATGACGACCAAGTTGTTTTCATTATAGGATTGAATCAGCTATGGGGAAAAGTTTATGAAGCTTGGCTTTTAATAAGCCCCCTGATTCAGTTATATAAGAAAAGCTCTATTCGGTTAATGAAGCAGTTAAAAGCCCAGTTAGTTAATTCTATCGGTTTTCAACGAGTGCAAGCAGATATACGAGCAGACTTACAAACAAACATCGAATTTGTTAAATATTTCGGTTTCAAATTCGAAGGAGCTATGTTAAAATACGGAGTAAATGGAGAAACATATCTCCGTTACTCAATAGTGGGGGATTAAAATGTCATTTGCAGCTTTTGCATTAATTGGAGCAGGTATATCCGCTATTGGCCAAATTAGCAGTGCCAATGCGGCTGCTGACCAATATAAGAGCGATGCTAAGATGGCTATGTATAATTCTCAAATAGCTGATGAAAACGCACAACGAGAATTAGACGCAGCAGCGCTTGAAGAAAGCATGCAGCGTGACCGTCTTCGCCGCACTATCGGAACCGCTAATACTCAACGAGCTAAATCTGGTATTACTCAAACAGGTAGTTCTCTTTTCGTCCAAGATGATTCCATTATCCAAGGTGAACTCGATGCTTTGATGATCCGGAATAAGGGTGATTTGGCCGCTAATAATTATCGGTCTCAATCAGCTATCTACAAAGTACAAGCTTCACAACTACGTCAAGCAGCTAAGAACACAAAGAAAGCCGGTCGTATCGGAGCTTTAACTTCTTTGATTGGTGGTGCAGCCTCATATGGAATGGCTGGTGGAAAATTCCCAGGAGCTGGATTATCTAGCTCTAGCGGTACAAGCATTCCAATCGATTTTTCTGGATATAGGTCTCCACTATAATGGCTAAAATTACTCAGTACATAGCTCAAGGAAGCCCTAGTACTCAACCAGGGTCTGCATATGTTCCTCGTTTGCCTGGAAACCAATCAGAGCAGGTAGGAAATGCTATTACCGGATTAGGTGAAACTGTTACCAGAACAGCTCTGACACTTAATCATATAAATGAGCGCAATAAAGCTATTGAAGAAGACCGACGTGCCAGAGCTGAAAAGCTCCAGCATGATCAGGATAAACAATGGGCTACAACGGCTCTTACTCGTTATCAAACTCGCCTGGTAGAACGTGAAGTTAGTGAACAAGAAAGTATGCCTCCAGGTGGATTGTACGAAGATAAATCCACGTACGTCGACCGAGTAAAAGGCTTTTCAGAAGAAGAAATGAATGCTATGCTTGAAGAAGCTCCTAATTCTCAAGCTGCTGATTTCTTTAAGGCCGGGGCTTTTCCAGTTAGTGAAAGAACCTATGTTGAAGCCATTGGAGTTCAAGCCAAAGAATCCTATCGCTATGCACTAGAATCGAATATTTCCGGTGCTCAGGAAGACATCAACCTTCTTGTAAAGAAGCCTGAACTTCTTGACTTTGTCTGGAACAACCGAAAAGATGCTGTCTTATCTGCTTCTAATATTGGCGAACGAAATAAGCAGGAAATACTTGAAAAAGTAGGTCCGGCCTATGCCATGTTGCCTTTACAACGAGACCTCAATGAGGCGAAGCTAGGTGGGTATCCAGCAGAACAAATCGTTAAAGATATTGATTCTGGTTATTATGAAAGAAAGGTCAAGTCTTTAGGGCTATCAATTAACCCCAAGGACTTAATGGAGGCTCGGGATAAAGCGATAAGTTTATCTAAAGTAAAGAATACAGACCTTGAGTATCGTCTGGATTCTATGGCTAAAGATATTATCACTGACGCAGGCCTAAATGCAAAACGTCCTCCAGAAGAAGTCTATGCTGAATTTGAAGCTGCTGGTAAGCCTAAATCCTGGATTGCAGGAGTTCGTGAAAAGGCCGAATTAGCTGCAGATACTTCACACTATTTAAAGCAAATCGCATTAGACCCAGCTGGCTTTGAAAAGAATATCCTGCCTACTTTAAAGCCAACATCTGGTTCTGGTTCTGCTCGACAAGCTCAGATTTACGGAGCTGTTACAGAAGCTATTGCTCAGCAAAAGCAAGCTTTAGTATCTGCTCCTGGAGATGCTGCATCTGCCTGGTATCAAACTGTTTCGGCTTCTCCAAATGCAGAAGTTGAACGAGCTATGATGCAGTCATTGCGTAGAGACATCGAAGATGGTAAGCCTCTTCATTTAAAACAAGACCCAGCTACAGGTAAACTTGACCCTATAAGTGAAACCACTTTGAAGGTAGCTTATCAACGTTCACAAGGTATTCCTGAAAAACAAATTGAAATCCTCGGAAGCAAGCAAGCCAAGATAATGGCTCAAGAACTTATGCGTCCAGATGATTTAAATCCACAAGGAAACCTGGAACGTACTCGTCAGAACTTGGAAGCTCTTAAAGAAACTTATGGGCAAGAATACTTCCCTAAGGTAATGAATGAGCTGATTCGAGCAGGCTTGCCTCAAGAATTTGGTGTATTACTGTGGGCAGATGGTTCTGATCTATCAAATAAAATTACGGCTACTCTTCAGACTAATGTTAAAACATATGAAGATAAAGTTGGACTACCTGGAGCTCAACTTACAGGTATCAAGGAAAATATTGCTTCGGCTACTGCTACCTATGGACGTGCTCTAGCTTTAGGAGCTCCAAATGGAGAACGGACAGGCTTTATCAACAGTCTGAATCAAACAATTTACAAGTTAGCCTTGCAACAAAAATCTGTAGATGAGTCTACTGACATAGGTGAGTTTATTGGAAAAACAGTTGATAAGTTAATTACTCAACGGTTCCACATTACAGATACGCAAGCTATTCCAAAAGTATTAAACGGTAAGCAATTGAATCCAAATGCAATTAATAGCCGCCTTGAATCGGTCAAACGTAGTTTGAGGCTAGATGATATTAAAGCCGATTACGGAGCTCATTTGCCGTTGCCTACTGAAATAAAGCAAAAAGAACTTTTGCAATTCGTTAAAGATAGTGGCTACTGGGTAACTAACGGTAACTCAAGTGGAGCTTACCTAGTTATTGATGTAGGAGCCTATTCTGCTGTCCCTGTCCTAAGTAAGGATAGCAAGCGTATCGAACGAGGTTATGTAGATTTAACAGACCCAGTAAACGTTGGTCGGCAAGGTTATCTACCGACTGAACTGAACGTCTATCCTGGACAACAGTAATGGCTATTACAGATATTTTCCTGCCTGAAGGAGATGCTGAGAACCCACTCTTAAAAGAACAAGGGTATTCTCAGCTCAACCCATCTACTGGCTCTGCTTTTGATGCAGGCTTGCAACTAGGCTCACTAGATGCTCCCGTAAACTTCTTAACTGACTTAAACAAGTATAATAAGCCAGGAGCTAAATTAACTCCTGAAGAAGCTAATTCACAGTATGGCATCCCAAACTTTTTAAATTTTGACCGGGAAATCACACCTGAAGCTGCTGAAGTAGTTCGAGACAGAACTATGAAACGGCTTCAATTTGAAGATCGCCTATCTAGAGCTTCTACAGGTCAAGTAGCTGTAAGTTATCTAGGCCAGTTTACTGAGCAGATGTTTGACCCAATTAACTTGGCGGCATCGTTCATACCTGTCACTAAAATACCTGGAGCTTCAAAATTAATTACTAGTTTAGCTACAAGTAATCCTTTTGTTCGACGTGCTGGTGTAGGTGCTATTGAAGGTACTGTCGGGCAACTAGCCATCGAACCAATATATTTGGCTGGGGATTACTATGGTATGGAAGACCATGATACTGCAGACGTTATGCGGAACTTGGCTTTTGGGGCTGTGTTCGGAGCGGGGGCTCATGTAACTTTCGGAGGTGTTTTCGATGGTGCAAAGTTTCTTTATGGCAAGACTAAAAACACTCATCAAAGAGCGGCTACTACGGCTATTAATCAAATGCTGGAAGGAAAGGTCGTCGAAGTAGACCCAATTCTACGCACAGATGAAAACTTTATTCGTAATGAAATCCTGCGAGATGAAATCGAATCCATCCAATCTACAGGAAACTATAGCGGACCTGAAGCCTATAACTATATAGAATCCTACCCTCTTGGAACACAAGAAGGTAGACTCCTGAATCCTGGTAATCCAGTCATTGCTCCTGCTTTGCCTACCAGAGCCTCTACTATGGATATTATTGATTTGGACGGGGATATTTCACCTGCGAATCTAGGGGGCTCAAATGAAGCCATAATAGTTAATCATGAATATGGCCCAATGTATGTTAAACCAATATCTGAAAGTCAAGCTCGTTCAGAAGTTTTGGCCAATAATCTGTATCGTATTTTAGGCGATGAATTCGTACTGTCTGCAGACCTTGTTCGAGTAAATGGAAAACTTGGAGTAGGAACTACTCTCTACGAAAATGCAGAGCAAGTTAGTGGCTTTGATTTAGTAAAAACTTTCTATGATAATGCAACCCCGGATTCTGAAAAAGCTCAGATTAGAGCGATTGTAGCAAATCAATTATTTGATATGTTCCTTGGAAATCGAGATGCTTTTGCTCTAGGAAATATCATTAAGGTTGATGGTGAATACAAGAAAATCGATCAAGGTGGGGCATTACTTTATAGAGCTCGAGGAGCTAGAAAGGCTGACTTTACTGCCGATTTAGAAGAGTTACAGACTATGGTTGATGATACTATCAATCCAGAAGCTGCCACTGCATTCTGGCAAATTGCCTCTCCAAATGATCTGAATAAAGCGGCTGAAAAAATCTTATCTACAGACTTTGGTAAGATTGTAGACCAAGTGCTAGCGGCAAATCTTCCAGTTGAAGAAGAAGCAGAGCTGCTAGGTGTATTAGCTGGCCGGTTGACTACCTTGAGAAATAAATTCCCAGAAGCAGCCGCTAAAGTCCATAAGAATACTGGTAAATTGATTTTTGGTAAATCCCAGTCTGCATTTGAAACACTGAAAAATGCGGCTATCAAATTTTATGAATTGCTGCACAAAAAGCATTTCGATATCTTAGACGCTGTTTCTATATATCAAACTACTTCTTTTGGACCAATTAACAACTATCTAAGAACAGATAAGTTTGTTGGAGATGATGTTCAACTATCAGCTCTTAAAAAGGAAATCGAATTACTTGATAAGGCTTCAGAGTTAGGCAAATTAGAGGCCCCAGCCATTTTGCATCGCTGGATGCCTTCAAATATGTTTAATCAACAGTTTGAACCTGCCTTTATGTCTACTTCCTTATTTGAAAGCAGAAGTCCCTTTCATGTAGATGAAAACATATATAATAATTTGCATGTAGTTGTTCATGCTCCTGAAGGTACTCCAGGTTTCTGGCCTGATGCCTCAAATGTGTATAGAACCAGTATGGAAAGTTCATACTCAGCTCCTGAAGCCGGTGAATATGAATTCACTATCGGGCGAGGACAACAGTATGAAGTTATTTCTGTACCTGTAGATAGAACATCTCTTAAAGGGCATGCTTACAAGGAAGTGCATATTCGGTTGCTGGGAGAAAAGCCTGCTCCTGAAGTACGGCCTTTAAATCTTGAAGAAATTAAAGCTGGTGCTACTAAATACTTTAATCAGCCAAGCTCCGCCGCTGACCCAGAAATACTGCTTCCAGTTGAAGCCGTAACATTTAATTCGCTAGTAGAAGATTTAGGCAATGTAGGCGACTTGGAACCTAATGCTGAACTTGTTAAAAGTATCGCTGATTTAGAAGCTAGCGTTAAAATGATTTTAAGCGAATCTGAACTTAAAGCCATCAATGAGTCAACCAGTAAATTGGCTAAAGACGTGGATAACTGGGTTAAAGGCTTAGAGCAAGCGTTTACCTGCTGGAAAGGTGCTTAATGAAGAATTCATACAAACAGTGTATTGCCCTTATCAAAGAAGCTTCTAAAGACTATTTAGATGAGGATGCGGCTGAAAAATTGCTTGAGGAAATCGATGAATTAGCTGCTTCTCAAGATTCTAATACTCTTGCAAGTCTTGATGAGAAAATGCAAGACCTCATGTACAGTACTGCTCGAGCTCTAAAAGAATCAGCCCTCTTGGAAAAGAGAAACGCCCTGATTAATGCTCAAGTTGAAAAACGAATTATGGGCCATGTAAGCAACTTTACTGATCCAGGAGAGGCTCTGAAAGCGTACTTGGCTGGAGGACTTAAAGACATACCAGGTATTCGTGATTCCGTAGATGCCCGTGGCAGAGCTCTAACTACTAAGTATCTAGGACAGATGATTCACGACTTAGAAGCTGACGGGCTCCTTGAACACTTTGCATCTGGTAAGATGGACCTAGATATTGCTAGAGAACTGTGGGAACTTCCTCACGGGCAGATTGGTATTACCAAAAATCTGGAGGCCCAAAAGATTGCAGCTGTTATCAATAAGTTTCAAAATGACTTGATTGATAGGCAAAATAAAGCTGGAGCCTTTATTAGGTTAGCTCCAGGCTATATTGTAAAACAGACTCATAATACTGTTGCCTTAAGGAAAGCTGGCTATGATGCTTGGAGAAGCGCGATATTACCCTTGCTTGATGTGGATAAAACGTTCAAAGGTGCTGATATTGACGAGTTCCTTAAAGAAGCCTACGGTGGTCTATCTACTGGGATGCATATTAAAGCCAAAGCCGATCAATCAGGCGCCGGAGACGTTGACCTTTCTGGATTTAAGGGACCTGCCAACCTGGCCAAAAAGCTTAGTAAAGAGCGGGTACTGCACTTTAAATCCGCAGAGCATTGGCATAGCTACAACCAACAATTCGGAAGTCGAGAACTTCGAGAAGCTGTCTTCCTAGGTTTCGAAATGGGCGCCCGCAATATTTCCTTAATGGAAGGGCTTGGAACTAACCCTGAAATCATGATGGCTAAAATCCAAGAAAAGCTACGTCACCAATTTGCCGATGACCCTAAGAAGCTTAAATCCTTGAATTCCTCTATGATTAATAACATCATGGCTGAATTAACTGGGAAAACTAAGATTCCAGGAAACAACATTACAGCTGCTCGTATTGGTCATGGCTGGAGAATGATTAATAACCTATCTAAGCTAGGTGGAGCAGTTATTTCATCTATAACGGATATTCCTTTTCAAGCAGCTTTATTACGGTACCAAGGACATGGTCTTTTAGAAAGCTATGCCAACAGTTTTCAAAACTTGATTCGTGGACGGGGTAGCAAAGAGCAGAAAGAAATTGCTCGCCTCATAGGAGTAGGCGTCGATGGAATCATATCTGATATTGCTTCTAGATTTTCTACTGAAGATACTTTGCCTGGTACTATGGCTAAAGTACAGCAGAGATTCTTCAAACTTAATTTGATGTCTTGGTGGACTGACTCCCATAAAACAGGTGTTGGCCTCATGATTTCAAATGACTTGGCTGAAAATGCTTCTTTATCTTTTGATAAGCTTCGGCCTGACTTACAAAAGAATCTTCGCCAGTATAACATCACTGAAAAAGAATGGGACATTATTCGCGAAACAGCATATGCGGCTGAGAGTGGTAATAAGTATATTACCCCTGATAAGATAGCCGAAATTGATATAAATCGGGTCAAATCAGCCCTAGACCTACCTCAGGGTATGAGTGACTCCGCGGTTATCCGAGCCCTAGAAGTCAAGCGAAATGACATAGAGACCTCTCTTCAGTCATTCTTAGTTGATTCTGCTGACATAGCTGTCCCACATCCAGGAGCTTATGAAAAAGCTTTGTTTAATCAAGGCACTCAAGTAGGAACGGTGCTAGGTGAAGCAACTAGATATATCGCCCAATTCAAGTCTTTCCCAGTTACGGTTATACGTAAAGGCCTTGGTCGTACACTATACGGCTCTGGAGCAGATAACCTAACAGAAGCTTTATTCAAAGGCAAAGGCGACATGTTAGGGCTAGCACATCTTATGGTCATGTCAACCCTCTTTGGTTACGTTGCCATGGCAGCTAAAGATACTCTTAAAGGTAGAGAACCACGAGACCCAAATAGTCCTGATACATGGAAAGCAGCTATGCTCCAAGGTGGCGGTTTGGGTATCTATGGAGACTTTATCCTGGGAGAATATTCTCGCCACGGTAATAGTTTCCTAGCTACTGCGTTAGGACCTACTGCTTCTACTATGGAAGAACTGTTCCGATTAAAAACGGCCTTGCAAAAAGGAGAGGACTCCGCTGCCAAGGTTATGAAACTTATAATCAATAACACTCCCTTTGTAAATCTGTTCTACACAAGAGCGGCTTTGGACTACTTATTTATTTATCAGTTACAGGAAAGTATCAATCCAGGGTATCTTCGGAGATTAGAACAAAGTATAATGAGAGAAAATAACCAAGAGTTTTATGTTCCTCCTTCGGATGTAATTCCTTATGGTGGGGGCGATCAAATGCTTGAGGGCGTAAGATGACTATCTCTAATAGCACGACCAAAAAGATTTACAACGGCACTGGCGGAGTAGTCACCTTTGCATACGATTTCTATATCAGTGACGCAGCTGAACTTAAAGTTTATCTAGAAATAGCTGGTGTTCTTGAGCTTCAAGAGTTGAATACTGACTATACGATTACAGGCGTTGGTGAAAGTCTTGGAGGCAGTATAACATTTGGCACAGCTCCAGCAGCAGGTACCGCTAATGTATTGCTTATTCGCCAAACGCCACATACTCAAGAAACTGATTATATCGAAGGCGATGATTTTCCAGCGGAATCCCATGAAGAAGCTTTAGATAAGCTTACTCGCATCTGTCAAGAGCAACAAGAAGCTATTGACCGCTCTGTAAAAGTAGATGCTAACGATTCAACTACTCCAGATGAATTATTGACCTCTATTAGCGCTGCAGTAGCTGCTGCTGAAGATGCTGCTGACGCTGCTGAAGATAGTGAAACTGCAGCTGCCACCTCTGCGACTAATGCCTCTAATAGTGCATCTGCGGCGGCTACATCTGCAACTAATGCGGCTACATCTGCGACTAATGCAGCCGCAAGCGAAACGGCTGCAGCAACTTCCGAAACCAACGCAGCGGCCAGTGAAACTGCGGCAGCTACATCTGCGACTAATGCAGCAACTTCCGAGGCTAATGCGGCAGCAAGTGAAACGGCAGCTGCTACTTCTGAAACTAACGCAGCAACAAGTGAAGCTAACACTGCAGCAAGTGAAGCTAATGTCGAAACTCTCTTCGACCAATTCGATGACAGGTTTCTTGGGAGTAAAGCTGCAGACCCTACGTTAGATAACGATGGTAATGCCCTTATTGAAGGTGCTGTTTATTGGAATACCATATCCAAAATCTTCAAGGTATACAACGGGACCGCTTGGGTTGGTGCCGCACTAGGCGTTCCTGCAGATAACTCTATTACCCGAGCGATGCTCTCCACAGGGGAGACTTTCGGGCTACTGTTAAATATTCAGATATTTACTGCTTCTGGCAATTATACACCTACAGCTGGAACACGTCGCGTAATCATAACAGCCTTAGGGGGCGGTGGCGGAGGTGGTCATTCATCTACCTCAAATGATACTGTGGGTGGTGGTGGTGCTGCTGGGGGCTACATAAAAGCCTTACTTAACCTTGACGCAGTTGTTTCTTCTACTATTACTGTTGGCTCTGCGGGGGCTGCAGGTACTGCTGGTGCTAGTGGGGGTAGTGGAGGAAATACCTCCTGGAGCGATGGAACAAATACGCTGGCGGCAAATGGAGGATCAGGCGGCAATGCCGGTGGAGGTGTAACTCCAGCCTCTGGAGGATCAACTTCTGCTTCTGGTGGTTTCATGACTATTGTGGCCATTAGTGGTGCAAATGGAGGAAGAGGAGGTGGAGGCTCCGTATCCATCAATAATGGTTTAGGTGGCAATTGCCCACTGGGATTTACCGGGACACCAGATAGTAACAATACATCTCTGCCGTCTGTAGGTTACGGAGCTGGCGGAGCTGGCGGGTACCGTGCTTCTTCTTCAGCTGCTGGAGCTGCGGGCAGGGCGGGAATTTTAATCATCGAGGAGTACGCATAGATGCAGCACTATCAGTCAAAAGAACTTTTAAGAACAAATATCTTAGACGGCTATCGCAAAAGCAAGGTGCTTGCGGTCAATATCGGTGAAGTCAATATTGGCGACATCATTCAGGTGTCGGGCCAGTTTCAGGTGTCCAGCGAGTCATCCTCAAATGTGCATGTTGCATGTCAGCTAGGGATTGACGGGCAGGTAGGTGGCTCGGAAAACATGCTGGAATATATCGGTCCGCATGGTTCGATTAATGTAACGCCCAACATGCACCATTACACGGAAACCAGAGTGGGCGTGTGGACAGCAGATCAATATATCGCCGATGCCTGGGTCAAGTTGATCGGTTGGAGTGCACAAGGTCTCGATATAGATGCAGGACGTGGACAACTCGATGTCCTTGTATATTCTGCTACATAATAAGTAGGGGAGGGGGCTGGAATGGAGCCTATAGAACGACAAGTACGACATTCAAGATGGACTATAGATAAGCACATTCCAGTTGCGGTTATTATTGCTATGCTGGGACAAACGGCCCTCTTGGTTTGGTACATCGCCACGTTTACAACGAATACTGAAAACAGGTTAAAAAACCTGGAAGAATTCAAGGCTGCACAATCAGATAACTATAAGCATATTCCTGAGAAGATTGCTAAGTTAGAAGCTCAGCAGTCTTTTACAAATTTAATGTTATCTGAAATCTTGGGGGAACTCAAAAATGACCACAAAAGAAACTAGCGGCTTTCGGCTAAGTACGGGCTCGACTAAACGACTGAATGGTGTACACCCTGACTTAGTTCGTGTAGTCCAACTAGCTATCAAGCTTACTACAGTCGATTTCAAAGTGGGTGAAGGAGTTCGTACTCTTGAAACTCAAAAGAAGTATGTTCGTACTGGAGCCAGTAAAACCCTTCGTTCAAGGCATATTCCAGAGAGCAACCGATGCAGACTTTCTTGTGCCGTTGATTTGTGGGCTCTTACCGATCTGGATGGTGATGGTGATTTAGATGTATCCTGGGTAATGGCTCATTATAAGCCGATTGCTGATGCTATGAAGGCGGCTGCAAAAGAACTCGGAGTCAAGATTGAATGGGGCTACGATTTGTGGGGTTGGGATGGTCCACACTTCCAGCTACCATGGAAAGAATACCCATGAACAAGCCACGAATTATTGGGGTAAATGGAATCCTTAATTTTTCGTGGTCAGAGGATTCTTTCACTGATAAGGTACTAGGGGGCCTTAGTTATGAGTTTGATGTTTATGATGTCAAATACCCTTTAATGACTGCACTTCTTGGCTATAGCTCATTCGCTATTTCTCGGAGAGCAAAGGCACTATATAACCAGTCTAGGCCAGGAGATGTCGTTATTGCACATAGCTTTGGTTGTTTACTAGTTATTGAAGCTATGAAAATGGGAGCTCAATACTCCCAAGTATTCTTCTTCGGAGCTGCTGCTGAATGCGATACAGCTCTTACAGATGAAGGATTTGGTATCATATATAATATACATAGCCGAGATGACCGGGCTTTATATATGGGAAATATGCTACCGCTACATAAGTTTGGATGTTTAGGTAAAGATGGTTATACTGGACCGAATCCCAGGGTCCTTAATATTGAAGGAAAACCTGGGACTGGTCATGGTGGATATATCTCAACAAGTCAAATCTGTTACTGGATTGGATTTATCCAACGACACATATACAAATTTTGGAATATACCAATAACTCAAGATGGACAAGAAAGAGCTAGTTAGAGTAACGAAAACCGTTCTGAGATTTCTCAGAGAACTAGCCATTCTTTTAAATCGTCACCAGTAATACTTGAAGCAATATCTATCTTCATTTTTAAACTCTTGTAAATCAACTCGTCGGTAGTCTTCCTAGAAACCAAATCTATGTAGACTACCGATTCATCTTGACCGATACGATGTGCACGGTCTTCTGATTGATTCCTAAACTCTAAGTCATAACTATTACTGAAATATATAACAGTAGTAGCTTTAGTAAGAGTAAGGCTATATCTACCAGTAGCGGGATTACCCACGAAGAATCTACACTTTGGATCGTTTTGGAATCTGTTTTTTGCAAGCGCGCGTTCGTCATCAGTTGTAGCGCCATAATAATGTACCACCGATTCATCGCCGTATTCCTTTCTAAGGGCATCAATAATCTGACGAATATTGTGCGTAAAGTGGGACCAGATAATAGCTTTACCTGAGACCTGCTCTACCGTTTCCATAAGAGTATCTAACCTCTTGGAAGGCAGGTCCAGAACTGAGCCATCTTCCAGGCCAATAAATCCACAGGTAACCTGTTGCAGCCGAGTCAAGAGGGCTAGAGTTCCGACAGCTGTTACTGTACCATGTTCCTCTCCCAAGTATGCAACACCTTCTTTAGCCAGCTGTTTATAGGCTGCAATCTGTTCCTTAGTAAGTTCCACATCTCGATACTGATATATCTTAGGTGGTAAATCCAGACAGTCCTTTTTGAGCACACGAAAGGAAAATCGTTTAACCACATCTTTCAACTCATCAAGACGCTGGTATCCAGTAACGATTGGGATTGTTCTACCACCAGTTAATTTCTGTTCCCGCATAACGGCGTAACGAGCTCTAAAAGCATAATAACTGGTAAAGCCCAAAGCCTTAGAACTTAAGAACATGGCCTGGCCAAACATATCTAGAGGGCTTCTAGTAATAGGGCTTCCAGACATGATACGACGATACTTGACGTATTTCCCCATCTTAATAAGGAAAGCACCGCGTTTAGTTTTATGATTCTTGATGCAAGTAGATTCATCTATGCCCATCATAATCTGGCCAGGAACCTTTTCAATGAATCGCCAAAGAAACTCTTGACCTGAATCATAAGCCAGAGATTCTACATTCATACAGAGGATTACTAGTTTATCCGATTTATATGCTCGTTTAACCCGTTCATCCCAGTCCTTTGGGAGAGGACTTTGCCAGATAAGAAGTTCATATGGAATATCTTCAGGCATGTGAGCTTGTATTTGAATATCACAAAAGTCGCGGTAAGCTCCTTTAGGGGCCAAATAGATAGCAGCCCCAATTTCCTTAGCTCGATATAGCCAAGCAATATTATTGATATATACCCAAGACTTACCTGTGCCCATTTCCATAAGATAGGCGAAATAAGGAGCGTATGCACCTAGTTCCAAAGCCTTCAATTGATGGGCTTTTCCAGGTGTTTTGTATGTATTTTCGATGATATTTGACGTATGCATTCTTATGTCCTAGTGTATTATCCGAGAATATCCGAGCGCCTAAAGCATAGAATAATCATAAAAATTACTAGTTCTAGGCATAATGACATATAAATTCTCACGTGCTCTTGAAGCTGCCACATAAGCGACTCGATGTTCATCATCTGGGTTAAGCTGTAAGGCCTGATAACACCTATTAGATATATCCGACATCACAACTACATTATCAGCTTCAGCACCCTTAGCTCCATGTATAGTGGATATTCTAATACGTGGAACCTTAGTCAGAGATTCACCTCGACGAAGAGCCGCAATAAAGTATTCACGTAACTTTACATCCATCTTGGTTAGCTGCTCATGCCAGATGATTGAAGGCTTATCTGGTAATGTACGAGAAAACTTCAGAATAAGTTTACGCTCAGAATCTGAGGGCATATTTCCTTTACGCCAATTCTCGTAGGCTCTAATAGCCTTTAGTTCATCTGACTCTAAAGGAGAATTGCGGCCAGAATATGAATAACCAGAGCTAAGGCAAATATCTTCATAAGCTCGTAGCAAGTAAGAATTCCTAGCCAATAAAAGCCAAGTGCCGCTAGACATATCAATATCACTACAATCACTAATGTACTCGACATAACCGCCATCCTCTCTTGGATTAAATTCTTTCTGTCGACGATTATCTACTTGAGAGATAATACCGTGGCAGATAGAGTGAACATTTTTACGTAGCCGATAAGACTTATTCAAGACTCGGGCGTTACCTTCAAGACTGATGAAGTGGTCTACGTCGGCTCCTGCCCATCTAAAAATTGCTTGGTCATCATCACCAGCAATATAAACTGTAGGACAGGTCGGAAGAATCTTATCGAGAGCTGACCATTGAAGCTTAGATAAGTCTTGAGCTTCATCCACAAAGATTGCGTCAAATATAGGCTTATGGCCAGGATGCTCAATGAACATTTCTAGCATATCATTGAAGTCTATAAGACCATGAGCTGCTTTATAATCGTCTAGAGTTCTTTGGAAACGTTCCAACTCATCCCACAAGACTTCTTCATTAAAGTCAGATTCTTCCCACTCATCTTTAAGAGGGCGCATTTTAGCTTTGGATAGATTCTGAATAAACAGAATCTTATCTCCAAGAGTAGCTCCGGAACCTGAATTAGTATCATCCTCATCAATTGCTTTACCGGTATATTCAATACCAAGTAAATCAAATATTTGGCGGTAATGCTTTCGGTTAAGCACTCCTTGAGTAGACATACCTAACCAGTTAAAAGCTAGCGAGTGAACCGTCTTAAAGTATGGAAGATCTGTTGGCTTAAGCTTGAATTTAGTACAAGCTCGTTCAACGGCTTCATTAGCCGCTTTAGTTGTGAAAGAAAAGAATCCAATCCGATTTGGCTCAATGCCTTTTTGGAATTGTTCATCAACTAAAGAAAGAAGGGTAGTTGTTTTCCCGGTCCCTGGAGGCCCTAATAAGATATTCTGCATGATAATACTTTCTAATATGGTGGAGGTTTTATTTCTGATGGAACATCAAGGTCTAAAGACCCGCTTGCAAATTCAGGGATAGCCCAGCAGTTAACGCCTTTTCCTTTAACATTAAAAAAGGAATGGTTAGCCCCTAAATCATTTTTAAGTATATTAGCAATTTGCGTTTGTTTAAACTCACGGAACTTGTTGCGTTCAAGGTACGCCAAGAAGTCACTCATCCGAATATAATGGAAACCACCTTCAGTGAATGGTTTACCTAGGATAACTTCTTCCTTCATCTTAGCTTGAGCACGTTGAGTACAGAACCGTTCCAGATATTCAATAAGCAGCCCTCTTGGAGAGGCATCCCTAGGAGCATCAATCACTTCTACGTTTTCCAAGAGGGCTTGAATCATTCCCTGCCAGACGTCTTGCTTCATTACTGGCGGCATCGCATTCAAAGCATCCATACATCTCTTCTGGAAACGAGATTGCATCTGTAAATCTTCAGTGGCTAATTCTACTCGGCCTCCGCCTTCAACATCCACGAACCAAACAGGTGGTTGTGTATTGTATTTGGTCAGGCTAGTGATGATAGGCATACCTTGATGATTGCCTACTCCGTACTTACGACTACGACATGTAACCGAATTACAGTGTCCATATAGAGGTTGAACTTTGCACTGGTACTGATAATCCTTTTTCTTAAGACTTTTAACTAACTCTTTGATTTCACTAGAGCCTAGTGGCGGGTCCATGTATTTTACATTAAATTGCTCAATGATTTTTTCCCACATATCAGGATTACTTTTCTTAGCATATACGCCCAGATTGTATAATCCTATATTACGGGTACCTGCGGGGAATCCTTGAGATGCAAGTAACTGAAGGCATGGTGGGCCTTGATGAAGGTCGCTTTTAGGAGCATCTTGATGTGTGACAAGACGGTCTAATTGGTCAGGTGTTACCTTATTTTCGTTTGCAAACTCGATATATTCTTCAAGGGTTTGAACTGCCCCATCGATGTATACCCCATGACGAGTAGTTTTCTCATGGTCAAAATAAGGCATGTTAATCCAGGAGCCGACATCTCCTCGATCTGTAAGAACTTCAGTTTGTTTAGGAAATATTTCACTGCCGCCGAATCCTAAGACAGCGGCCATTTCTCTAAGCTTCCGCTGCATGACTTCAGCGGATACAGGTTCGGTAGTGAATAGCCAGAGATGCAATCCACCAGATTTAGTTGTTGTGGGAACTAATGGAAAGTTTTGCTCACTAACTTTCTGCATGACTTCGCCTATATTAATAGGGTACACATCAATGTCAATAGCTCCAAATACACAGGTATTATCTACGCGGATAGGTACAATGCCAAGAGATGCTTCTCCCATGATGTGGTTAATCCACAACTGGAGGTTTACTTCGGCCTTAATAACCTTAGCGATACCTTTTTGTTTATTATCCCGGTCTCTAGAACCCGTTATTTTGAAGGTTCCATATGCTTGGTCATATCCAGCATATAACATTGACAAGGCTTGCGCCAATTCTCTCATTACATTCCCCCGCCTGAATTACACAGCAAAGGCCCCCAGTTACGGGGGCCCATATTACTTAATACGGATTTTCAGTATCATCCGGCTGAGCTTCAGGTGGAACAACCTTGACCAGGCCCTTACTTACATCAATTGCAAACTGCTTAGCAAGAGCATAGGTATTGGCATTCTTAATCATACCTTGATTGGTAATCTTAACGCCATACCATTGACCCTTGTTGTTACTTTCTTCTTCAGTTTGCAGCAGATACTTGTGGCTGAACATCGGAGGATTGAAGTTGCCATTGGCACCAGGAATCATGATAGAGCCCATCATGCTATTCCAACGACGGGACTTCTTGAGTTGAGTGCTGCTGAATGGAATCACAACACGTTCCAAGAGGTTTTCATCTTGATCAATAAGCAGGCAGTAGTGGTAATTCGTCAGAACAATGATGTTGCCATTTGGCAGTACATCTTGACCGCGGTCATTACGGCTGCATTGATGGAGAATTGATTCATCAGTATGGTTACCTTGATAACCGCCACCAGAATCACGATCTGCCCATTCGACGTACAGTCGGTTAAAGGCACATGGAATCACAAGGATGCCATCTTCACCAGACCAAACTTCTTGGGATACTGTATTGAAGAAATCACCTTCTTCAGCATCTTCAATTCGGTTTGCACCTTTCTTGACTTGTGGACTGAGTGCCTGTAGTACAGACACAAACGGCATCGCCATGTCTTGTGCAGACAAAGTTTCACGACCGATATTGGAATCACCTTGCAGGTCGATAGTTGCTGGCAGCTGATTGCCCTGTGTAGCCGGGACCGCTTTCTCTTTATCTTTTGTTGCCATGATTTCTACTCCTATTTGATTTTGGCACGATTGCCGATGTAGACCTTGAATAAATCTAACGGAAGGTCTGTTCCCGTTTCCACCTGCTCCTTGACAAATGCTTTCAAGGTTTGTGGGTGAATCGATTCCTTGTCTTCGTAGGTAACTTGCATTTGTTGAAGAACTTGTTTAAGCGTATTTGCAAGATCAGCTTCACCACGGCCGATAGGTACTGTGATGTTATGTTTGACAATATCTGAATGGCCACGTTCTTCTAACCAAGCAAGAGCCGCAGGTTTATTTTCTTCAGACAAAGAAGCAGAATAATACTTCTGAACCGTAATTTTACGGCCATTAGTAAGTTTAAATTCCTGCATGCCACAAGAAATCATCTTAGTAGGGATAGTCTCTTCTGAGATTTTATGATGGCGCTTCTTGAGGTCTTCAAGGCGTTCTTCTACTTCAGATATTTCCCATTCCAGATTTAACTGGTCTTCTGCTAGGTTAGCTAGCTCAGATAAATCAGCTTCAGTGACGGTTAAATTAGCAGCTGCGTCCTGCTCAAAATTAATCATTTCTTTCTCCTAATCTTGAAGCACGGTTGCAGAAAACAGAGAATATTCATCTTCAGGAACATCTGAATAATTCAGTGAAATATATCTTTCACGTTCATGTTCTGAATCAAATTCTTTTTCGATAAGAATCTTTTCTCCTCGAACATCTGCTATGTATCTGAAAACAAAGACTTCTTTAATAGCAGGCTGGCAAACTGCTACTGAATAGCTATCAATAGCTATAATAATAGGGTGAGTAGGTCCTGGAAAAACAATACGAGTTACTCGACCGTCAATGGTTTCAAATGATATAGAGCCTTCAGAATCCTTTTCAATTTGTGAAAGCTTTTCGAATGGTATTTTAGATGTTTTCATTTCTTTCTCCTATTGCACGTGGTATGTTAACGTTTACTTCGATATATGAAGTGGTTTGTCTGTCCCACTTCAATAAGGTAAGGTTTCCCCCGCTAAGAGCCAAAGCAATATTGAAACAAATGCCCATAGCAATAGGGTCCCCAATGAGTAGTAGATGGTCTCCTTTACGGAAGTCTTTGAGACCGATGGCAGCTTTTCGGTAGGTGGCGTCAGTTGAGAAGGACATATTTCCTGGCGGAAGTATAACTGTGAGATTGCCATATTTGAGTGCCCCCGAAATATTGAATTTTGGTACTTCTTGTACAACGTAGACTGTCATTTGTATGTCCTTATTATAACACTTATTTCATAGGGTGGTACAGGAAAATATTTTCTAACTCTTTGTATTTAAAGGGTTTTCCAGTTTGGAAGATATTTCTAAAAGACCCTCTTCCATCAGGGATGAGAACTCCGATTGTATCCTCCTGTCTATAAACCACAAATACTCTTCCACCTTTTTCATATCGCTTGGTGAGCCAGGCAATTTGATCTGGACGGATTTCAATATGGCTTCCTTTACTGATTTTCGACTCAATCCAGAACTCAATACCCCTAAAGCAACCATTAATATCTGCAACTCCAGTACCGGCAACGTTTTCAATTCTTTGCCAGTGAATATGAGGGAGATTTTTTCTAAGCGGTTCGTAGACATGTGTTTTCTCTTTCATAATATATGTTCCAGGATAAACCTAACAATGGCTAAAATCACTCCAGCTATAATAAAATAGCAGGTTATCTTTTCTAATGGATACATCTACCCCTCATACCATAATTTGACCACTACCCAAATCTCCATTAACAACCTCTTGTAATCCCTATTTTGGATATGTTCCTTGAAGTTGGTATAGTCCAGCTTTGAGACTTCTCGGTACAAGAGGATTCCAAGCGCAGTTCTAGGAACGGAAACTCGATACTGATAATCTGAATTGGGAGTGTGTTCTTGAACAGAAAGTTTACAACCATTCTTTGCGAATAGTCTTGGCAATGTGGTTTTATTTCGGGCTCGGATAAGTACGTTGTTATCATTCTTCTTGTCCACCACTATAGAGATAAATCCGTATTGCGTAAATACCCACATGCTTTCTTCCTTTCTATTTAAGGGTAGGTACTAGCCCTCGGTTAACTTCATCTTTGTTGGGGACTTTCACCCCAAACTAATACCTACTCCAAGAACCAGCTCACCAAAATTCTGGGCTTTCTACAAGGCTGGTTCTCAGGCTAGATACTTATTCGGCTAGGAGCCCCCGACCGAGTTTATCTAACTCCCTGCACAGGGTTCTTACTCGCTCAAACACTCTTCAGTGCCATTACGACGTGCGATTTGGTTGTAAGCTTTACGGAATGAACCGCTATCATTACAAGCCATTTGTACTGCAACTTCAGGAGCGCCCAGTTCCTGTGCCCAGCACATGTAATCTGGCTCATGGGAAGCTTTAGCTCCACTAACAAAAAACAGATTGCCGGAAACACTGGAATGTTTCAGACACTTCGAAGTGCCATTTGCACCAGCAGCGATAGAACTGCCAACTGGAATAGCTCGAGCTTCGTAATCGCCTTCATTCACAGTAAGCGAGTTACCACCACTCGAACTACCTGCATTTGCACCGGCCTTTGCACTCGCATCGGCGTCACTCTTACCACCTTGACCACCAATACCAATTGCGGCAGCATCACCACCTTGACCGCCAAGGCCAATAGCGGTTGCGTCACCACCAGTGGCGTTAGCTGATCCACCAACACCGATACCGATACCCAGGGAATTGGCATCACCACCTTCGCCGCCTCGGTTCGTGGTATTTGTATCCCCGTAGTTGTTGTACGTATCAGAGTTGTTGCTGTTGTTTCCTGCTGAAGCATGAAAACTTGCCATTGCAAAAGATATAATTGCTACTACCAAAAGAGACTTCTTCATTTTTATTACTCCTTAAAAGATTTTCTAAAAGTACTACCCCCTACTAATGACAATATCCAGGTTAACTTCTTTACAAGTTCCCCAAGAATCGCCAATCTCTACATCGACTAGAAGTGGGACTTCTAACTCGATTGCATGAAGCATTATATCACGTATATTACGACAGTCGTCTAAAGAATTGATCGGATTATTCACTTCGTCGTGAACCGTGTTATAAGGCAAATAACCGGCATCATCTAAATTAATGATCGCTTGCTTGATCATATCCGCAGATGTACCTTGAATAATACGATTCGCAGCTTTGTGAGTTCCTAAACCTCTTGGAAAGTTGCACCTGCGTCCCAAGATGGTTTTAACATAGCCTCGACGTTTAGCCAAGTTCATGGCGTCCTTAGATAGTAGCTTTACGAACGGTACAGCTTTGTTGTATGTATCAAGGAGCTTCTTACCTTCAGGGCCAGCAACTTCCACCATGGTACCATTAATTTCCACCCATTCTGTCGATAATCCGAGGCTACGGCATAACTTGGCTCCCCCCATACCGTAAGCAAGACCGAGATTAATTGTCTTTGCAGCTTTACGTCCAATGGTAACTCCAGTAACGTTTTCACACATATCGGCAACGAGCTGGTGATAATCTGTTCTGGGGTTTTCAACGTACTTACGGACGGCTTCAGCAGCTCCAAGGAATCCTCTAAGGTAAGCGAAATGCACACCCACCCGAGGTTCTTGCTGGCTATAGTCAAAAACCCCATATGTGCCTGTGTCGGATTTGAAAATCGAACGGATAATCCGTGAAAGCTCCTCATTGCGCGCTGGAACTTGCTGGAGGTTTGGATTAGATGATGAGAGACGACCTGATTTGGTTCCTCCTCCGTCTTCTGTCTTAGTCTGTTTAAAATTCGGATGGATGCGGCCGTTGACTGATGCTTTAATGATTTTGCTGTCAATAAAAACACTACCTGACCGATCGAATTGGCGAGCACGTAGCACTGATTGTGAGAAAACGTCATCTTGAACTTCAAGCCATCCGGCTTTAAAGGAAGGGTTTCCTTTTTCGGTTTTAATATATCCAAGTCCCAGTGAATCATATGCAGCTCCTAATTGTTTGCCAGACCAGACATCAACAAAGAATCCGGCTTGTTCACGAATTTTATCAAGTTCCTTATCATACAGAATCCTGAGTTCTTTTGAACTTTTTTCTGCTTGGTCTAAATCGACCGGAATACCTCGTTCCCACATCTTGAATAAGGTCTTTGTAAGCCGAGATTCTAATTTATCTACTCGGTTTAACTCATACCTATCAATAAATGGTTGCTGTATAAAATAAGACAAGTAGGCCATCACGGCATCCGCCTCCGCATATGGGCCTACATATCTAGAATGCAGCTGGTGTAGATTTCCCTTAATCTGATCTTCTTTATTCCATCCACGACGCTTACATTCCTGGATTAAAAGGGTTTCGTCTTTCCCCTCGAGTCCACAACGTATAGCGATAGAATCAAGGTCATAGTTCCGTTGATTCTCGTCAATGAGCGCATCCCTAATAGCAACATCGTGAACAGGTCCAGCGACCCTAATACCTTCAGTCCATAACCATTCTAAGTCATAGATTATATTGGCTCCAATAACATGCAAGTTGGGATTAGCCAGCTCTTTCTGCAACCACTTGACTACTTTCGAGAGAGGCATATTCCCACCCTCTTTGTGACGCAAAGGGTAGTAGTTCTTAAAACTGTAATCTCCAAGATTAAAATAAATACTGATCCCTACTAGGTAACCATCTTTACGCATGGCTCCTGGTCCAAGAGAGTCTAGGTTTGGGTCATATGTTTCAGTATCTAATCCAATATATTTAATATTAGATAAGTTTGGAAAATCGTATTTAGGTTCCCATTCGTCCTTCAGCAATAAAGGTTCCGTCGTTTCTAAGATTAAGCTTGAATGTTCCATAACCTGGTCCCCTATTATTCCATAAATTTAAAGCAGCGGCATCATATTCTTCTAAGTAATAAATAATGCGGCAACCAGTATTCATTAACAATTTCATGCAATGCATACAAGGACTACATGTCACATATGCATAACAAATATCTCGTACATCTGGGCACTGTAGTAAAGCATTCTGTTCTGCATGTATAGCTAAACATTGGTGAAGATTGGTTCCGCTAGGAGAATCTGCTCCTTCACAAGCATTTGGATAATGTTCCCATTCTCCGTGTTTTAATACTTTGATTTGGGATTCATTACAGTGCGGCATTCCACTAGCTACCCCATTATAACCTGTAGACAGAACTTTGCCATACATATCGGTTAAAACACAGCCAACTCCTCGGCGAATGCAGGTAGTGCGGGCTGCAAGGAGTTCTGCCATCTTAATAAAGGTATACTCTCGAGTAGGTCTTACCATGATGAAGAATTCTCCTTTTCTCCAGTAGCAATTTGACTGTAAGCCAATTCCCAAAGGGTTAAAATCAAATCCTGAGGAGTTTTTGCTTTTTCAATAAAAGGCATTAGACTATCGGTTCTAGTATCCCAATCTGGACTTTCTTGGTGAATTATGCTGGAAACATCCATAAAATTATTCTTATAAATATGCTGACTAGCTGCATTAAAGTGCAGGAAGCCTAAATCTAGATGTTCAACTCCTGCTTGCTTCAAAGCGAGCAAGACCCAACGGGAAAGCATAGAGAAATTGAACCAGTCATAAGGTACTCCAAGCCAGCAATCAGAAGACCGCATATTAACAAAGGTATGCAGTAATCCAGCGCGCACCATAAACTGCACTGTAATAGTGCAAGGAATGTCCTTAGATTTTGGAGGACTTGGTTTCCAGATACTAATAACTGCTTGACGGCTATATAAGTCATTTTGCAGGTTCTCCAGTATATACGAAAGCTGCTGCACAATTTGAGGACCGTAAGCTCCTCGGAAAAAGTACCCGTCATCTGAGAATTCAGCAATTCTCTTTGAATATGGTCGAATACTTGCTACATCATTTCTACCAGAAATGATCCAAGCAGCTTCAGCCATAAGAAAGCCTAAGCCTAGTTTCCGATCTTTAACACTGATGATTGGATTCTTCATATCAATCTTACAACTTCTATGGAGAACTTCTACAATGTCCAGATTTCGAACGGTAACTTGCTGACCGAAAATATAAACCTCTTTCAGCATAGTCAACCAAGCTTGGGTTGCTCCAGGAATGTATACATCTTGAGACATGTTATTTCTCCATAAAAAGTTTGGTGTACTGGGTTATCTGGTGAATCATTCGCTGCATAAATGTTGTTTGTCCACGTGCACGAAGGTCCTCTTCCGGTGTGATGTGACAATCAGGTTTACCATAGAAATGGTAGGAGCCGGAATCCCAGACCATAGCCCGATACGCATCATGGCCCAACGCAATTGGTTGAAGTTCATATTTGCTAGTGAGTTCTTTCCAGAGACCTGATTCGATGTTGGTCCACATGAGCTTATATTCTGGGATTCCAGCCAATTCAAGAACAGCTGCGAGATGTATATTGGCTTCCGTATAACTATGTCGAGGGTACCAGGGTAAACCTTTTCTTCGATTAGCCTTGGCATCAATGAATAAGACTTCGCCATGTGCGAGGCTTCCACTAAAGTTCTTGTCCATTGGGTTAAGCATATATCCATTCTCACGTTCTTCTCCTAAACGTTCCAAGAGGGATTGAGCGAACAGTTGAATGTCGCGACCCTCTTTGTACATGTCATATCGGATTGCATGTGGCCACTTTTCCTTCTGTATTTTCTGCCACCACCAGGCATATTCATTGTATATCTCGTCCATCCGGCTATACATTTCAATCCTAGTTGACTTTAGGTCATTATAGTCATTCAGGTATTCACGGGAATTCTCGGGAAGACAGATGACGTATATGCCAGAGTACCTTAAGACTAGTCGATCTATAAAGCGACCTAGGTATGCCTGATGAGGACCCTTGCGAAATACCTTATCGTAGACATAATTAGACATCCATAGTCTATCTATGATAACCAGGTAACCTTCATTAGCCCATTTAGCAGCTAATTCAATGGCAGCTGTATTGTATTCAAACATGTTGTTTTTGAATCGGTAAGTCAGGTGCAAATATCGAGCCTGATACCGATTGATGAAGTACTGTGCCAGTGTGGTCTTACCAGTACCGTCAGGACCATCTAGAATGATGATGCCGGATGGATTCATGATTATATCTTTCTAAATGTATAAGCCGAGTCGTTTGGCTATAAACGGTGTAATGAATATCTTCTTGTTTACTTTGTCTATCTGGTGTACTTGCGAAAGCGGAATCCATTCTTGCTTAGTATCTGTTTCTACTAGAATCGCTTTACCGGTCTGGGTAATAACTACCCCAGATACTTCGTACTTTTCATCTGCTCGATTCTTTGGTTTTCTTGCCATGATACCCCCTAAAAAGGGACCCTCTTCGCGGGGAGTGGATGAGGGTCCCATAAACCTAGATTTTAATAGAAAAGCAGGTCCTTGAACTGTGGAGCAACCCAACCTTCAGGTTTGCGAACATCATGGGTTGTGCCGCGTTTGGAATCTTCAGCTCGTTCAACTCGAACCTTTGACATGTTGGCCGCTTGAACTCTGTTCCAGGCAGTATTCCAGATAGGTGCAAAGCCGTGTAGGTGAACAGTGCCAAGAAGCACATACTGCAGATCAATAAGACCGTCAAGAGCATTTTCCAGATTGACATGTTCAG